CGGTGGAGGAGCTTTCTGGGTCGGTGGAGGAGCTTTCTGGGTCGGTGGAGGCGGTGGAGGAGCTTTCTGGGTCGGTGGAGGAGCTTTCTGGGTCGGTGGAGGCGGTGGAGGAGCTGGAGCTGACTCCTCCATAGAAGCGCTGGGCATCATTGTATCTCCAGGTAAGCGGTCTTCAATCGAAGCCGGCTCCTGCTCCTGTTGTTCTTTCATCTCTACCAACTTCATGCGTTGTATTTCCATCTGTCGTATCTTAGCCCGTGCTACCGCATTCCGTCGACTGACAAAAAATACGATAATGATGATCAGGAGAGAAAAAACTGCACCGAACATACTTATCAATATAAGGACAAAATTTTTTCGGTGTTACTTATAAATAAACTATGGGTCTTTTTAAAGATTGTGGTTGCGGCTGTGACGGTCGCAAGCAGGAGGAGAAGCTTATCAACTCCGTCATTTCAGGTCTGACTTTTTTTGTCATTAGTAACCCCGAAACATACAGGCTTATGCGTAGCATCCTCGGTGCGCGTATCGCCACTCCGACCGGTTGTCCTTCAACCATGGGTCTCGTGCTCCATTCTATCGTGTTTGTGATGGTCGTCTGGATGATGATGAATATTCGCCAGGAGACGCACGTCGGTAAGAAGAAGGAGGGCGGTGGCTGCGGCTGCGGTGGCAAGAAGGGAGAGAAAACCGTCAAGGCTCAGCAACCCGACATGGTCGACGCACCCGCGCCTCGCCCTGGTTTTGCCGACCAGCCCATAACCTTAGAGGACAGTGGTGTCGTTTTTGGGTCACTCGACCTGTCACCTCAAGGAACTTTATTCGGGTGAGTCACTTTTTACCGCACAACGACCGCATGACCGACTCCGAGACCTACAACGACATTCGTCAATACTGTGACGGAAGATTCCGCCCTCATCAGGGCGACGATGAGGCATACATCAATAAGCTAAGGAAATGGATGCGGTATTTACTTGCGATCACGCCAGGGACGCCCAGAGAGGAAAAAAAGCTGGGTCGCTGGCGTGATCGTATTGCCGAAGACCACGACGAAAAGCTTCGTCAGATCATGACTGAACTAGTGACGAAAAAGTACGGCATGGAGATAACCGAAGAACATGCAGCATACGTCGCATTTAAGAAACCGGTGAACCATCACATGGCGAAGGAGGAGCACTGAAAGAAGGCGGCGCCGCCTTTCTGAAAACCCTAATTTTCAAAATTCCTCATCGAAACCTATCTCACCAACGTCGTCGTCCATCTTTCCGTAGTCACCGACTCGCTTCTCAAAGAAGTTGGTCTTTCCATCTAGAGAGATGTTTTCCATGAAATCAAATGGATTTTTAGAATTCCAAATTGCTGACTGACCCACGCTTTTGAGAAGTCGATCGGATACGTACTGTATGTATTCACTCATCATCTCACTGTTCATACCTATAAGTTTGCACGGGAGGGCATCCAGGATGAAAGCCTTCTCTATCGACACCGCCTCTTTCACTATAGAATGAAGCGTCTCGGTGCTCGGCTTGTGACGCAAGAGCTTGAAGAGCTCAACTGCAAACTCCTGGTGAAGTCCTTCGTCGCGAGAGATCAGTTCATTAGAAAAGCAGAGCCCAGGCAGTAGACCCCTCTTCTTGAGCCAGAAGATAGCGCAGAAACTCCCTGAAAAGAATATACCCTCCACACACGCAAAGGCAAACAAGCGTTCGCCGAAAGAGCGACTCTTGTCGAACCACTTTAGACACCAGTTCGCCTTAGTTGCTATGCAGGGGACGGTCTGAATCGCCTGAAACAGGTGCCGCTTCTCGGCCGGATCCTTGATGTACTTGTCGATCAACTTTGAATAGGTTTCGCCGTGAACCATCTCGTTATGTGCCTGATACGCGTAGAAGGATCGCGCCTCTGAAAGCTGACACTCATCGGCGAAGTTGTTAGTTATGTTTTCAAAGACAATTCCGTCAGAGCCAGCAAAAAAAGCAAGAATGTATTTCACGAATCGTTTCTCGCCATCGGTGAGCTGTTCCCAGTCCTCCATGTCCTTGGACAGGTCGATCTCCTCCGCTGTCCAGTTTGACATCTGGGCTTGTTTGTACAGCTGCCAGAGGTGTGGGTGCTGCAGGGGAAAGACCGTAAAGCGATCAAGGGTTTGTGCCAGAATAGGTTCGTACTCGTCTTCCAGGAAATCCTGAAAGTTGAAGTACGTCCCGACAAGACTGCCGTCAATACTTATTTGGGGATAGGTTGTGGCTGATTTACCGCAGAGAGACTTTAATGTTTCTCGGTCGACCATCTTCTTTTCGTATTCGAGTCCCTCCGACTCACACAACTTGACTGCGTGACCGCAGTACTCACAACCTTCCTTTGAGTAAATAGTAACTTTCATCTGTGTGATATGCGATGAAATAAATTTGTCCTGATTTTTTAAGCAATGATATTGCCGAAGGAAATAAACGAAAATGATATAGTCAAGATTTTAGTTAACGAAGACGGAATGGAGGAGGAAATGTTCGGGGTCGTCGCCATGAACACTGGCCTGACGCTTGGCGTCAACTATCTCGAACCCACCGAACTGCTGTATAAGTCCGCCTGTGTCTGGAGACTGTCCGATGAACAGATGTCTCCCGCCCCGTACGAATCGGTCATGGAACACTTTCCGACCGGGACTACATTCGCCGACCTGGAGTTGAAACCCCTGGGTACTAACATGTTCGCGTATTACTCAGAAATAGACGTGGAGGACTCAGATTCGGATATTTACGACGAGGCCGGGTCGGGCTCCGATTCTAATCTGAGTGGATTTGTAGTGTCGGACACGGAAATCGAGGGGATGCCAATTGGTCACGAAAAAATTGACCGCGAATGGAACGAGTGGGAACCGACCACGTCGGGTGGTAAATCATTCAAAGAAACCGTAGATAAAATCGAGGCTCGCGTCAGAAGCCTAGGGATTTCCTCTCCCTGAAAAGTACCAAAAAATGCAGCTACAATCAATATGGTCGCAGGTCGACGCCCTACTCCCAAAAAAACCCAAGGAAAAGATGCAGGATATCAACTTTTGCCCGAAGTGCGACGGCGTGAAGATCTTCAGCCCAGAGGGTCTTCCCGTTTGTACCGAGTGTGGGCTCGTGGAAGATAACTATATTGACGAGTCCCCAGAATGGACGTCCGGGATGACATCAGATGGGAGAATCAGCGATCCCTCGCGATGCGCAAACCCTAATTACGGTTCGCAGGGCCTTTTCAGCCAGGCGTGGGGTAAGGCGACGATGATGAAGGGCGACTTCTCTTACACGCAAAAACGGATGGCAAAGATTAACTTTCATATGTCGATGAATCATAAGGACAGGAGCCTCTATCATGCCTATGCCGACATGGATCAAGCGTGTTTCACGATACCGGAGTCGATCAGGGGCGAGGCTAAACTCCTTTACAAGCGATTCAACGAGGAAAAATTGACGAGGGGGGCGGTGCGCCTGGGAATCAAAGCCAATTGCATCTTACACGCGTGTCGTCTCGCGAAGCATCCTCGAACGACGAAAGAGGTTGCCGATATGTTTGGAATCCAATCACGCGACGTGTCGAGAACCTCGCAACTCTTCAACGATAACATCACACAAGGGGGAACCAACACCTCCGCGACTAAAGCCTACGATGTGATGAATCGGCTTCTCAATTCGTTCGACGCAACGAAGGACGAAAGATTAAAGTGTCTAAAGTTGTGCGAACAGACCGAGAAGTGCGTTAAATTAATGTCGAAAACGCCAAACAGTGTCGCGTCTGCTATTATTTTTATTGTATTAGGGCACCGTGTCACGAAGCAGGATCTTTGTGACAAGTGCTCGGTGAGTGTGCCAACGTTGAACAAAATCGAATCGATAGTTAGAAATTTTTTAGACAAGTAATATAAGGAAGGAATGAATAATAATCTCAAGCGAGTTTTATTATACCCCAACAATAAGACCTGCTCTCCAGGCAACAGACTGAAGGGGAAAAAACAGCTGGGTCAGGGTGCCTACGGTCGAGTGTACAGAGGGGCCATCAATCGGAATGGGAAACGGTTTGTTGCTTACAAGGAGATAAACACGGCCAAGAATACCCTCGGCATGGCTGAATTTGAGTTTAAAGTTGCACAAAAACTGAGGGCCTTCAAGGTTCCTCAGATGTATCTGTACAAAAAGTGCGCGAATAAGGAACTCAACATCCTGTACTTAGAATATTTCAACGGAAAGGAGTTGAACGATTGGTGGGGTAGTAACACGTCCCTGAAGGCGGCCAAGAGTGTGCTGCTGCAGGTCGTACACACGCTTTACATGATAAGTAAAAAAATTCCGGGTTTCCGTCACCACGACCTTCACGGAGGTAACGTGATAGTTAATCGGGTTCCCGAGAAAAATTTCACGGTCAACATGCTCGGGAAGAGCTACACCATATCAAACGGGGGTGTGGAAGCGGTGATGATCGACTTTGGTTTATCGTACATGCCGGGCATGACTAACTATTCGATTAACAAGGGTCAACACGCAGACGTCGGTATCGCTCGGGAGTCTCATCACCTTTACGATTTACACTTCTTCCTTTCGGCGGTGTACGCCCTGGTCGAACGAAGAAAGACTCCCACGGACGTGGCGGTGTACAACTTCATCACGGAACTGATACCGAACGGTGATTATTTCACCGAGAGAAGCAGGGTGACGAACGAACACAGGCTCAGGCTGGGGATGAACAAGACCCACAACCTGAACTTACCCACGTTTGGTAAGTTTCTGACCCACCCCTTCTTTTCAAAGCAGAATAATAACAAGGGGTTCCTGAGCGGCCTGGTCAAGGCCTCGAGGCCGTGGCGTCGACCGAGCAACAGTTTCAAAACACCGAGAAGCAGGTTCAACACGCCTCGGACACCACCCGCGTCGTCGAAGAAACGTAAAACGACTCAAGTTAAAGCTTCCACTCGAAAGTAAGCTAATGACGACAGTATTTTTGTCCACACCCTGTTACGGCGGCTTATGCTTGGAAAAGTACATGTCCAGCGTGATTAAACTGCAAATGTTGATGTTGCGCGAAGGTATTCAGCTCATGATAGATACCACAGAAAACGAATCTCTCGTGCATAGAGCGCGCAACGTCAGCGTCGGTCGGTTCATGCAGAAAACGCAATGCAACTACCTCATGTTCATCGACGCTGATGTCCATTTCGACCCAGCCGCCGTCGTGCGTCTCGTTCGGTCGGGGCACGACCTGTCCGTGGCGTGTTACCCCAAGAAAGTCATCATGTGGGATCAAGCCGCGGAGGCTGTCAAGAACGGCGACGACCGAGATATGGCCTTGCTCTCATCGAGTCTCGTCGTGAACATAGGCGCGGCGAAACGTTCCATAGAAAACGGGTTCGTGGAAATTTTAGACGGCCCCACTGGGTTCATGTGCATTCACCGTTCGGTATTCGAGAAATTGGAGGAAAAGTTCCCCGAGCTCTGGTGTAAAAACGATCACCAAAACAGGGACTTTGATAACTACCACGCGTGCTTCGACTGTATGATCGATCCCGAAACCAAGCGGTACCTCTCAGAGGATTATGCGTTTTGTCGTCGGTGGCAGTTGGCAGGGGGGAAGATATTTGCCGACGTGAACAGCACCCTCGGACATGTCGGGAATCTACCGTTCAGTGCCTGTTTAGAGGATAGACTTAAGGTTTAGATTAGACGTTAAGACATGAAGCTCATCTCTATACTCGTCACGAGGTCCAAGGCGTGCCATGTCAAGACTTTGCACACGATTTTGAAGCTGAACATTCTATGTGTCCAAAATTCAGTCGACCACGAAATAGTCTATTGCCGAGATGACCCGTTTGACAAACTCTCGACAATAGAACAATCGATGAAAATAGCTGACCGGCTGTTTTTCATCGACTTTGGAATTGGAGTTGATCAAAAGTCTTTAGAAAAGTGCCTAGAGATTAACGAGAGCGCGGGACTCGTCGTCTACCCAGGCGTTAAAGAAGGCGTCGACTGGGACCAATTCAAGGCAAAGGTTAAAGCTGGAAGCACAGAACCTACATCGCAGATGGGCCTAGCCTTCGACACGGTTTTGGGCAAAAAGACCGCACCCAACTTTTACCACGTCACCTCTACGGACGCAAAGGTTTGGGTGATGTGCCCTCGAACGATCGTGAAGCAGGCGAAGAAAAAGATTAAGCTGAGACCACCGATGTTCGAATACCTTAGGGAGCAGGGGGTTAAAATTTACGCGTACTCGGCTGCGAAGTTGGTCCAAACCTATACCCATGAGTGTGTGAGCAACATATTAAACGCTGCGTTTGTGAAAGTGAATTAAAGGAATGATTTCAATTATTAACATGACTTCCGTAGAAAAAGGTTCGCCCCTGCACGGGTACGTCGTCGGCTATATCCACCATGTGTGGGGAAGCCGAGACTACTTTCCCGGGCCCCAACCCGTTTCTATCGAACGACGACACTTCCAAATACTCAAATCGGGTAACTACGTCGTGTGCGAAAAGACCGACGGCGAACGCCACATGCTTGTCGCTATCATGTTTGAAGGCAAAAAGAAATGCGTTCTCGTCAACCGTAGTTTCAAGATGGTTGAGGTACCCATAAATCTGAGGAAGAGCGCCTTCGAAGGAACTATTCTCGACGGAGAGTTGTACGAAAACACCTTGATGATCTACGATGCAGTGAGAGTCGCTGGGAAGTCGGTCTGGAACGCAAATCTTCATGCGAGGATGGATGCCGTAAAGGATTTGCTCAAGGGACTCATATCCATGAAATCTGATCCGTATAAGTTGAAGTGTAAACGTTTTCATGCAATGGAGGATTTTAAATCGTTCATGTGTGACTATTTGCCGACGGTCACACAAAATCAGGACGGACTGGTGTTCACCCCGGTCGATGAGCCGATCAGATTAGGTACACACGAGAGGCTTTTCAAGTGGAAGCCCGTCCATTTGAACACGGTGGATTTCCAGTTGAAATGGGAACCTAGTCGAGAGAACCCCGGGTTCAAACGAGGTCGGTCGACCTGGCGCCTGTATGTCCAAGAGAAGGGCAAGCTGTATTACGAGTCTGAAATCCCGGAAGGGAAGTTCGACAGGAGCTGGATGGAAGAAGACGCTATAGTTGAATGCGAATACGTGACGTGGGAGCAGCCCCATTGGTGGCGCCCTATCAAGCGGAGACATGATAAGGATTATCCTAATAACCGAAGAACCTTCTATAGGACGATATTCAACTTGAAAGAAGCTATTCAGATGGAAGAATTCTTAGACTGTAGACCATGAAATAAAAGCCACCCTCGGGAGGGAGTTCGTGCTCCTTGATTATTTCGTCATTGATGAGAAACCACTTTGCTTTGCGTTTCACGAAGCTCACATAGTGCCCATCAAGTTGATGTCCCACGTGAATGGCGGTCGATATGAGATTGTACTCGTGGCCGTCTATCGTGAGCGTCTCCAGTATTTCAACGTGACTCTTCTTGTCGAAAGATATCATCAAAATCTTGGGTAGTTTAGAAAACACCATCCGTGACGTGGCCAAGTTATGTTGTTTTCCCTTGTCGTCGACGTAGTTATCTATCACGCTCCAGTCCGTTGATTTTCTAAGTGTTTTGTGCATGTCCGCACCGGCTGATGTGACGATGTGAACGGAAAAATCTTCCTCAGTGGAAGATTTTCCACCCGGCCACACAACTTCCTGGATCTTTTTGCCGTAAAACCATTCCTTTATCACTGGTATCGATGTTTCGAGAAGGTCGATAATACAGAGGATGCACTCTTGCACGTCCTGTTGTTCATCCTCGTCATCAAACCGGGGAAACTTTTCCACGAACGCCTGCATCACTGGTCTGCATGTTATGGACTGATACCCCTTCGTCCAATAGCTTCGCACGAGATCGCTGTATGCGCGCGTGAATTGACACTCACCCGAATACGGTTTCCTGATTAAATAATTAGAGAGTGGAGGTACATATAGAAGGCACTGCATGGCGGCGTTGAAATAACAGGTCTGTCCAAGGTTAAACAAACCCTTCATTATACATGGGTGATATTACTTACTTAGAGGATAGACGCACTGATATTATGAAAAGAAGGATGGACATCCAAAAAATCACGGAAAGGTTGCTTCCCATTTTTGATTCCCACAAAAATGAGGAAAACATCGAAGTTGAGATTCGTCTCGGTCGCCATAACGGGTCGCTCTTTGATACCAATGTCGGCAAAGAAGTTTGGAAGAAACTCCTGAGGGCACTGGAAAAATTCGGCGGCTGGGAAAAGAAAACCAGAAAAACGGTGGATGTGTATTATAACGACGCCGAAAAGGTACGCATCAGCGTCGACGAGAACACCGGAGACCAGGAATGCGTCCAAAAAATCACCGTCTTCAAGGAAGACTTCTGCGATACGGGGCAGCCTCTCGACGTGCGCTTCTGCATAGCGCGCGAGATTCCAACTTCCGGTGACTTTGAAATGGACAGGAAGCGAACCAAAACTCGGCACTCTTTCGTTAGGAAAAATCTCTCTATCGATCTCACCATCTCGACCGGGGATAACGCGGATCTCGACAGTGAGGAAGAGGCCACTTATCAGGTGGAACTGGAGATCATCAAACCCAACTTGGTGGATTCCGATGCGCGCTTTCACAATATTCTCCATAAGATAAATGACATTGCCCAACTTCTTTGAAAAAAAACTCTGGCAGTACAGTAGATGGCCACCTACATCCTGATGCTTGGATCGGCCCTGGCGGCCGCCGCGGCGGGTCAGGTGTCGGTCACCGAGCCCGAGCCGCCTCTCGTGGAGCCGGAAAAAAAGAAGTCGAACGCTTCTTTCTGGTCGGAAGAAGTCATGCGCCTCAAGCAAGCCCCACCAACTGTGAGTTCTCCATCCGGGCCGCCGCCACCGCCGCCACCTCCATCCGGGCCGCCGCCGCCACCGCCGCCACCCCCACCCGTGGATTGTGTTGGGACGTGGGGACCGTGGTCCGCTTGCGATGAGGAGTGTGGTGGAGGCACCCAGACCCGAAATTTTACGGTCGAGAGTCAGCCTCAACACGGTGGAAAACCCTGTCCGGAACCACTCGAAAGTCAACCTTGTAACACCCAGAAATGCCCCGGCACCCCCCTGGCGAGTGAGGATGCGGTTTTCCAGGGGTATAAACCGGTGTTCAAGGGCAAGCGTTGCGAGTTCAGTGACAAGTACATCAGTAACGACTATGTGAGGAAACCGGGTGAAACAAAAGTTGGTGCGGACGACGTTTTGTCGTGGAAGTATCAAAGGCTTTTAGAACGAGGGATAGAGAATTGTAACGCATCAAAATTCTGCCAATACGTCGAACTGAACCACGCCAACTCTATCGCGAAGACGTTTACTAAAGCTCACTGCAAGGATACCGTCGACGACCCGGGTGTAAAAATTTGGGAGAAGATAGATTGGAAGGACCCGTACATCCAAGATCCGATGCACGGGTATGAGCAATTAGGTAGTAAACACCCAGATGGTCCTAACTACGGTATTTGTGCCCATGATGCGAAGGATGCCAAGAGCTTTTGGAGCACGTGGTTTAGTACTGGACTCGATCGCGGACACGTTCACGGAAGAACCACGAGAGGTGACGCCACCGCTTTCACCGCGGGTGGGTTTTCAAAAGCGGATGAGGTGTACTCCGGACACGTGAAAGCAGCCGCGCAGATATGTAATGCCGATCCCAACTGCAAGTACGTGGAAGTCTTCAAAAATGGCACGTACAGAACTCACGACGCTGACGCGTGTGAGAAAAGCCCGCTTTTATTTTGGGTGCCGGATGTTAAAACCTGGAAAAAGAAGGACCCCTCCGTAGCTGGACTACCACCGTGGAATCCTGAGAAGGCGGGCTACACGTCGGTGGGCGAGGGGACGTGCGAAGGGACACCTATTTTCGAGAGAACGAAGAAACAGGCGAAAGAGGCTGAGAAGTTCAGTGACCGTCTCTACCTACAATACGCCGAAGAAGCGGCGAATAAATGTGAAGAAACTGGCAACTGCAAGTACACCACGGTGATGAAAGATGGACGGTTTGCCCTGTTCGATTACGACAATTGTCCGTCTAAAAGCAAGGGTACGGGACAGGATAAGAGTTGGGCTAATAAGCGCGAAAAACCTCCCCCACCCCCACCGCCACCGCCACCCCCTCCCCCGCCCCCGCCGCCTCCTCCTCCACCTCCACCCCCGCCACCGCCGCCGCCACCTTGGTCTACGAATGGAAGGTGTGGTTCTTCAGGCAATGGCAACCAAAAGTGCCCTCCTGGTGTTTGTTGCAGTCCATTTGGGTGGTGCGGCACGACTTCGCAGCACTGCACCGGACATTTACAACACTTTAATGGCGATAATGCAAGCCCACCTCCCCCGCCTCCTCCTCCGCCTCCACCGCCTCCCCCGCCTCCTCCTCCGCCTCCACCCGAAGATACAGTGACAACTAACTTATATTGCGGCAACAAAGCCAAACCGAAGAATGCTCGTTGTCCGAACAACCACTGCTGCTCTTGGAATTATAAGCTTTGCAGGGAAAGTGGAAAGGCTTGTTCAACTACCGGTGTGTCTGCGGACGTGGCAAAGTATCACGGAAAGCGGACACATTATTGGACCGGAGCAAAACCCTGGTGGGTCAACTGAAAAAAAATGTATTCACAGATTAGATGAGTGCAGCCGTTGTCTTATCAATTATAGCGATGAGCGTGATCTCTAGTGTGGTTTCGTCGTCGTCAGCAGGAGCGGTGGCAGTACTGACCGAAGACGAAGTGGTGGAGGAGCAACCAGAAGAAGGATTCACGTTCGAAGTTGCACCGTTTGACGTGAGCGAAAAACAGTTTATAATCGAGGAGGAGGAAAAAGAAGAAGGCGGGTTTTTTCAGATCAAGAAGGAGAAGGTCAAAAAGGAGAAGTTTAAACTTTTAAGAAACAAGGATTACCCGAACGTGGATATGTTTCATTTTCACCCGCACGGAGATAACCCCGACGATAAGTTCGACAAAGAAAAGTGCCTGAACGAATGCGCACTGGAAGAGACGTGCAAGGCAGTTGTTTTCGATAAGGGAATGACTCGTTGCTGGGGGAAAGCGATGTCGGATTTTGAGATACCTTTACATTTTAATGCGTCCGATAGAATATCGTATGTGAAAATAGATGAATACGATGAAGCCATGAAAAAATATAGTTAGGTAATAAGATGTTACGTTTCGTCCTCGTGTTTCTCGCTGTTTTGTCACTCATGCACGAGAAGCAGGGTGGTGTACAAGGGTCACCGCGATTCTTTTATCTAAGCGACGGTGAGAGTGAAAAAATGTATCACAAAATGCGCAAGGATGGTGTCAGTGCACAAAGGTTGAAAGATTTCGTGGACATGGAAAATCAACTTCTGGGACTGGAGAAGACGGCCGTCTGCACGGGTGTGCCGTACAGCCAACAGGGCAACGCGATTTCTAGGAAAATCAAAGAGACATTCCCGAAGTACAACTTTAAATATCATGCTATACACGTGAAACAAATCGCCGAACCGGTGAAAACCATTAATAGAAAAATACGCTGTTAATTAAATATAGATGAGACATGCTCCTGTTGAACTCCCAGATGGAAGCGTGTGTGTCGCATTTAACGAAGATGTCGACCCTCCTCCTCCCCCACCCGAAATCACCCTGCGCCGTACAGTCGGAGTTAAGTTCAATCCCGTGGCGAAGACCATGTTATATATCCTGTTCTTAACTTCGATGTTCAAGCTGGTGTGGTTCCGTGGATTGATTGACGCTATAAACGTGGCCATGATATCTTTCACAAACGCAAGCCTCTATGTTGAGAGGGCACCTTTTATCATTATTCAACCAGTCCTTCACGGCTCGATGAGTGGCCTCATGGTGATACCCTTCTTTGTCCTATATATGTTTGGAGAGGCCTTTTACCAGGCTGCGTGCAGTGTCTCATGTGTTTACGCCATAGTCACTGCTGACGACATCGACGAAGAGTTTACTGTCCAGCATCCTGACTAGATTCCATAGAAGAAGTTTATGTTCGGGACTATCTTCTATTGCAGACCAATTATTGGCAATGGAACGGATCAATTCGTTGTCGTCGGGTCCTTTAGTTGAAATGCCTTTAGAACGTATGTAGTCGGCAATGACATAGATGAAAGCGTCGAGCAATTCTTCCCTACACATATCGATCCACGAATTCTTGACCGTGCCCCACGTGGTTGTATCGTCATTAACTCTTACGCCGTGCCCGTATCTTTTTTTCCCCAGCTCGAGCCTTTCGTCTACGCTTCGCAACAGCATTTCTTAATTCTTCGCGTCGTCTTTTTAACCATCTTCGTTTATATAAACGCATGCGCTTCTTGGTAGGGGACCGACGCTTGTGTGTCCTCCTGTAGTTCATGATGTAATTGGACACCGCGTCTCGCCACGCGTTCCTGGAATGATAAGGGATGCCTCGTACCGAAACTGTTTTCATGAGGTACAGTTTCTCTAACTTCTTCCCTCGCATTCGCTTCCAATGAGCGACCAGGCGACGCTCCACGTCCCTCGCGTTCGCGCCGTTTTTTACCTCTCGTTTGATTCGCCACATGTCTCTCGTCAAGTTTGGCTTATATCGTTGCATCCACTTGCACCCGAAACAACGCTTGAGCTGGCTGCGAATGACGTCGTCGTCGGTGCCCCGATACACGCGCACGCGGCGCACTTTTACCGCACAGGGACGAGGCATGACTTTCACCGGGCAGGGACGGGGACGAGGCATGACTTTCACCGGGCAGGGAGGCACAACTTTCACCGGAGGCGCCGGGTGCGGACGCGGACAGGCCGCGAATTCGTTTTCGAGAGGGTTTCGGCGCTGACAGGGGGGTGGTGGCGGAGGAGGCGGTGAGCTGAGCTGTCTGCGTATAATCTCCTGCCTACGAGCCGTCCTAGCGGGATCTTCGGTTTGAACGCTGAATCCGCTTTGTCTGACAAAGTTCCTCGCGTCCATATTAATATATACACAGAAATTTTTTAGTTAGTGGTTGTTTCCTATGGTCAATTCCTCTTCGACCACGTCGACCCCGAAAAACACAGGTTGCTCTGGATATTGCCTTCCTTTGTAATTCACCGTGCATATCTTAACCGTGATACCGTATGTTGAGAAAGGCCCGACGTAGAAGTCTGAGTTGAAGAGGTCCGGCTTTTTCCCCTTGAGCGAACGCGCGCAGTGAGAGTTGTACGCCTGATGAAAGATGTCCTCCGGTACGAATTTTCCTTCCCCCTTGGTGACCCTCACCGAATTTAAGAAGTGATGCAACGTGTTCGCGACCATGGCGACTTGGTTCTGAATCGTCTTAAAGTAAGTTGGGACCACATTCCATATGTCACGTCCCGAGTACTTCTCGGAATATTCAAGGTACGCGCGAATGCATTTACAAAGAATCGATGGAAGTTCGGCCTCGAGCTTTTTGTCCAAATTTGGGTCAGCTTCTTGCACCTGCTTAGTGAAGTTCCAGGGCAAGATTCGGCGCAGGACCGATCCAGATTTATCGTTGTATGATGGAACTTCATTTCCTCCCAAAATGCCCGGAACCTTCCAGTTTGGTATCGTGGTTGCCGTTTTGTTTTTAACATTGATAGCGAGCCCTTCTCCGGATACAAGTGACTGGAATTCAGCCTGCTCGAGGGCGAGGTCCCCCTTGACTTCGGGTGCGACGAACAAGAGCGCGTCTTTGATCGCGGAGAGTCCGAACTTCCTTTCGATGTTGTTACCGAGAGTTTTAACATCAGCCGAGTCATAGAACCGCTGGAAGACGTTATTGATCAAAGTTGATTTCCCCGACCTCGCGATGCCTTTCATGAATGGAATCACCTGCCATTTATCTAAGTCACCGACTTCGTAACAGAGCCTGCCTCCCATGACGTAGGCCCACTTTTGCACATCTTCTTCGAAGTTCTGGTATTGCAGGATCTTATCGAAGTTGGGTGTAGGTATACACCACCAGTCGTCGATGTGACTATAGTCGACGAAATCTTGATCGAAGTATTTACAGGAGATGATGGAAGGGTCGAGAGAGCGAAAGTCCGAGCTCGTGTACGGATAAAATTTACACGTGGGGTGACCAAAGTTGGTGGGGCCGTCCTCCCTGCCGCAGAACAGACCGTTGCGGAAAGACCAGACATGACGCCTCTTCTCGATAACAGGAAACTGTGGGTCGTAACAATTTGTTAGGTGATTGGCCACGTCTTTGTAGCAGCCGCCCTTGGAAGTGAAGTTTTTCCAATTTTCGAATTCGTCGTCTTTGGGAGCGAGTGAATACACAAAGTTGAGAATCTCGAATTTCGGTTTCCAGGCCCTGGTGCCGAATCCTTCCGGGCTGCGAATCTCCTCGTAGCAGGAGTCCTGGTACCGTCGCAAACCCTGTAGGTGGGTCTGTTCCAGGGCGTGAATGATGCACTTCTGATAGGGGGTGCATTTTTCCACTTCATCTTCGTCCATGGCGAGCGGGTCCGAGAAAGAGCTGATGAGAGGTTCGGCCGTGGGGTTGACTACGCGCTCAAATGCATTCCAGTGGCGACGCACATTGTCGAATCCATCCTTGAGTTGTTTCCCGACATTGTTGACCCTCTTCAGTAGGGTCACTCCGTCTTCGTCTGGTTTGTTTTTAATACCCAGCACTGTCATACGCGCACGTAAGTTGAGGAGATATCTGCGTTGCTTCTCCTTTATAGCCTTTATAGCCCGGATGTCGATCTTGCTGACGATAGGTTCACCGTTGGCATCCCAGTGCTCTCTGTGGATGAACTGCCGGTAGCCGAGCTCTCGAGCGTTGCGATGGCAACTCCGCCTGAGATCCCAAGCATTTTCGAAAATTTCCAAGACGTTTATACATTGTTCACTGTTCATCGATTCGATGGTTCGTTTCTCCAACTCAAGCAGTGCTTGGTATCGATCAGGTTCAGCATCGATGAAGTGAAGTTCTTCCATGTTAATAATAATACAAAATTTCTCCTTAACTGAATTTTAGGCTTTAAGTTCGGAAAGGATTTTCACTAGAATCTTGTTTTGCATTTGAAGTTGCTGACCAATCGTCACCAAGGCGGTGCACACGGTGTCGCCCTCCTCGGACGCGAAGAGCGACGTCATCAGGGACGCCATGTCAACTTCGTCGTCGAACTCCATGAGTTCGTCGTCGTCCATCTCGTCGTCGATGATCTCACCCTCCTCCAGCTGCTGCTCAGTGGGAATTTCTTCAGGCTGTGACATTTCCTATCGGCTGAGAAAAATTGAAACGGGAAATACCGCATTTAGTCAGGGCGGAGCCGGAAATGCGGAATTAGCCAAATTTTTTTTCTCAGCCTATAGTACAAATACTCACAAAAAAATGGCTGGCGGACTTATGCAGTTGGTCGCCTATGGCGCACAGGACGTTTACTTAACCGGAAACCCGGAAGTGACTTTTTTTCAGGCGAAATACAAGCGCCACACCAACTTCGCGATGGAGAACATCGAACAAACCCTCAACGGTAACCCCGGCAACTCCGGCCGTGTTAGCGTGACCGTCGCCCGCAACGGTGACTTAGTTGCTGACATGTACGTCGAACTCGAGTCTGCCGCCACCGCCGGCGATGCCGCTTCTTGCTGGGTCGCCGAGCGCGCGGTCTCCTCCGTGGAGTTGAGCATCGGTGGCCAGCGTGTTGATCGACTTTACCAGAAGTGGTGGCGCCTCTACAGCGAGCTCTACCTCGATGAGGCCAAGAAGTCGACTTACGGCAAGATGACCACCGGCGACGGCAAGGTCTTCCTCCCCCTCCTCTTCTTTTTCAACAGGCAGATTGGTCTCGCGCTTCCGCTCATTGCCCTTCAGTACCACGAAGTTAGGATTGACTTCGACCTCGCGTCCGACTTCACCACCTACTGCGACGCCGGCACCTTCAAGGTGTGGGCCAACTACATCTACCTCGACACCGAGGAGCGTCGCCGCTTTGCACAAAAAGGACATGAATATCTTATCGAGCAACTTCAGCACACCGGTGTCGACACTGTCGACTCCGCTGGTGGCACGAAGCAACTTCGCCTCTCGTTCAACCACCCCGTGAAAGAGCTCGTTTGGTGCCTTGCCCGCCCCACCTCTGAGGCCGAGCACCTCTGGCACTTCGGAAAGGGCGCCTCCCACCCCGTGCTCACCGCGGGCCCCGCGGACGCCGCCATAGCTGCTTCCTACCTTCCCATCTCCGCGGCTACCGGCGCCCCCGTCGCGGCCGTTGGCGGTACCGGTGCCGTTTCCTGGACCGAGGAGACCGAGGGTTCTCTCACCGAGATGAAGTTAGTGCTTAACGGTCAGGACCGTTTCAAGGCTCAGACTGGTAAGTATTTCAACCAGGTTCAGCCCTACGTCCACCACACTGGTTGCCCTATGCCCGGTGTGTACAGTTACTCTTTTGCTGTCCGACCGGAGGAGCATCAACCGACCGGTACCTGCAACTTCAGCCGCATCGATAACGCGCAGGTCACCCTCACCACCGCCGCCGGCGCTAACACCGAACTCCACCTGTTCGCGACTAACTACAACGTGCTCCGCATCCAGAGCGGCATGGGCGGCCTCGCGTTCTCCAACTAAATACTCATACGCGACCTTTGCAAAAAAACTTTCATATTTAAAAACCTCAAGTACAAGTTTTTAAATATAAATCAAAACCTAATGTAACATGGGTTTCATAACCCGAAAACGAGGCGTCTTTTACAAAGATGGACGTCCCGTTTCCGAGATCGAACAGGGGAGATGTCGCAAATTAGGCATCCCCCCTGCGTACACCAAAGTGGAGGTGTACCCTAAAACTGCAAAACTCCAAGCCACCGCCGTGGATGCGCAAGGTAAAAAATACTATTATTACCACGAGAAATACCTCGACCAACAGAGAAAAAAAAGAAAAGCGAGGGCGACCCAGATTGATTTCGCAAAAATTAAGAGCGTCACCGGAAGAATATTAGCGCAGCCCACGCACCCGTCGTGGCACGACGCCCTGGCCCTCCGGATGATCGCCGCGGGATACCTACGCACGGGTGTTCAAGAGAGGGAGACCGGTGCACTCGGGGCGTTTCAACTCAAGAAGAAACACGTCACCTTACGTTCGGACGGGGAGACCGTCTCTTTCGATTTCCCGGCGAAGAGTGGACAGAGAAGACAATTCGACGCTCGGGACCGAGTGCTCCACAGCGCCCTCTCGAGACAGCGCACGCCTTTGCTCGTGGGTGACGCCCGATACGAGAGGGTACGAGACCTCCTTCGAAGGATCGTCGGAAACGAGGATATTCAACTCAAAGACATTCGCACCGCCGGGTCCATGCAACTCTTCCGAAAACACCTCAAGACCGCGAACGGGGACGAAAAAGTCGCCAGACAACAAACCGCCGACACAATCGGTCACACACCGACCGTTAGCAAAAAGTTTTATCTGTTGTGATACATGGTTACTTTGGCATTTTAGGGCGAATCCTTTTCGCCCTTGGAGATTTCTGACCGCCTTCCAGTAAGACGAGAAACAAATTATCGCAAATCCTTATCAGCGGTGTAATACGTCTTCCCCTTAACTACAAAACTGTGGACACGAGCGTAGGCCCACGCCTGTGGAGAGGCTCCCGGTCGGTGACCCGTTCTCCATGCCGCGAGACCCCTGTTATAGACCGTTTTGAGGGTTTTTAAAGGAATGTCAGTAGCCTTACTAATTTCAGGAAGGGATTTAACTTTCGGTCCGTACCTTTTCCTGAATTTAAGGGTGTATGAGGAGGTCGTGGTCTTTTTTCCTCGGTCTGTTGGGAATTTCGCGTAACTGCGTCGCAGCATCTTCGTGTATCGCTTCTCAATTTCAGCGAGTGTGGACAATCCCTGAAAGTATTTGAGTGGAGCATAGATTTTGCCCTTATTTTTCCGCAGTTGGCGAAGTTTGGCAAGGATCTGGGCATTGCTGAGCATCCTTATAGTTACTAAATGTTTTTATATGGAAAATGTATAGGTTTCCAGGCAATGCTAAACATATCCTTATTTGATTTATAATACGTGGGCACCCTCTTGTACGAAGCACTACCCGAGTAAGAGTCATATTCCTCTTTCGTTATGGGGTTTCTGATAGTTGTGCTACGATAGAACTTTTGGCCCTCCAGTCTCTTCTTACCCTCGAGAATCATATAATATCCATCAGATCTTCGTTCCCTCTCACTGTCGGGCAACGCATCATACTCTGCCTTCCTGATTTTCGCGTACCCTGAATCGTACTCTTGTCTAGATATTTCAACCTCATCGTCTTCTAAATAATAGTACTCCCATGTAACCATCCCTTTCTCATGAAGAGGCAGCCTGTCATATTCGTCCTTGCTTACGTGTTGCTTCGAGAGGTTTTCTTGCTCGTGACGAGGGATCTCTTTATTCCGGTCGTACTGTTTTTTTGTTACACGGATTTCGTGTGGTTCGAGGTTGAACACACCCGTGCCGTTTTTTAACTGTAGTCGGCACTCGCAGGAATCGGGGTTATCACTATATGCACACTCCGCACATTTCGTGACGTTTTCAGAGCGTTCGTCCCAGTCGACATTTGTATATTCGATGCACGAAGTATCATTCGTTAAGTTGAGTTCCTGGTATTTCTGATCTCTAGTATCATAAGAGAATGTGTTCAAGCTTCTGCCTAAACACCTGTTGGGATCCCTGTTCACCTTGTAATATTTGCCAGAAGAACGTCGCCTGTCGGCATCGTTTTTTATTCCGTTAAACTCTTCCCTGCTGATTTCGATTAGATTATCCTTCAATGTGACTTTGGATTCAGCAGAGTCACACGTGTCGATGATTTTTCCGCCGATTGTTATAAGTTTACCCGATTTCTCACCAGCTTTGCAGGGGATGGGTTTAGGGGGTTTCGGAACAACGGGCTTTACTTTCTTTTTAATATTTTCATTTTGCTCTGTCACTTCACCCCTCTGCACTTTAGTTTCCTTGATACTTGTACACCGTTCGTCACTGCCGTACTCGCAGTTGTAGAATTTATCAAACGGCCTGTCTGCCATCATGCGAAAAGGCCTGTACTTCACGTCGATTTTCATCTCTTCAGCTTCTCGGCATGGTAAGGGTATAACAGCTCGGTCCAATGGTGCGTCGTAAACCTTTCCATTAATTTTAACTTCTAATGGTTTGATGTTTTGATATTCTAAACAACACACCTTGGGGTCATCCCTTTTTTTGTCCACCGTGAACCGCTGTCTATGTTCTCTAGGGTCAAGTCCAGGGTCATTGTCTGCAAAGAATCCTCTCATTTTGTAATCTTTTGCCCACTTTTTCATTGAGCATTTACCATCCGAGTCCATACTGTCAGTCGCGGATATGAAATACGTCAAAGTCTCCTTTCCAAAGTTAAGTTTCGGTGTTCCGAAAAACTTACCTTTCAGGTCCTCGTTGTGATACACCGCCCAGTTCAGGTGGTAGATTAGCGGTCTGAAAAAAGGAGAACGCGACCCCCCACATTCTCCTAGTAATAAATGCATACGCTCGAGTCTTTCTTTATCACGTAAGCTGTAAAAGTCTCGCATACCGCTTGTCTTATCCGCGTAGCATTTGCAAATGTCGAGAACTTCAATGAATTCTGCTCTAGTAAATGCGATGTGGTTTTTCTTGAGTTTTTCGTATACGCCTAACGGGTCCCCAAAACCCTGTTTCTTCCACGGCATATCGCCTGTCGACTTCCACTCCTGTTTGAAACTATATTTTTGATTGATATCTTCTTTCCTTCTCCTAATGTATTCGATATTGTTTTGCTCGATTGTTGGTATGTAGCTCCAAAACTCTCCAACTTTAAAACTCCCCGACTTTCGTAATTTTCGGCGAATATTGTCCAGCTCATTCTTTTGTATTCTAGGACGATGTCTACCACGGTAAATGTCGACCACGGGTACCGGGATGACGTGTTTAAACTTTGAATACGTGTCCAGTGCTAGGCGCTGTTCTCCCTGTATGTGTTGTAAAATGACGAAGTTATTCAGGAAGGCAACCCATTTCGATGCTAATATGTCGGTGTCTTCTTCCTGACCCATGCTTCCCTCTATCTTCCTAACTTCGTCTCGTTCCTGTATGTTGGCAAACACCGACGCGGCAGCCTTGTCTTCTGCCTTCTTTCTCCTGAGTTCAAACTTTGCTGACTCTTCCTCCTCCTCTCTACGGCGTCTCGCCTTGTTTGAGATGTTGGTGTAGGCTAGAAAACCACTACTGGCAACACTGGCCGATGCACCCACCGTCCCTACCAGTGACAGGAGGCCCATCTACTACTATTTACTGCTTACATTTTTATTATGAAATATGAAACCCCGAGGAGAAGGACTGTGAAGGCTCCGTCACTCGGTGTCCACTGGTATCCGTCATCGAAGTCGCCGTACACATATTTAGTCGTGAGAAGGACGATCACGGGGATGATGAGTGCCTTTTTAAAGTTGGAGCGGTTACGGATGTGTTTCAGGATGTATGTCAACACGGTGGCAAAAACGACGTGTGCTAACATGTTTTATTTCTTGGTGAGATATTTAATTGCGACTTCGATGGACGGGTAGATCATCTTCCCGAATCGAACGCGACCTGTCCGCGAGTTGTACCATCCTTCGTGGCCCCTGAACACCGCCTTGTGGACGACCTCCACCATATTAAGAATGAAGATTATTATTGGATTAAATGGGGAGTCTTTCGGTTATATGCGGAAACATGTTTTCCGGGAAAACTTCGGAATTAATTCGTCGCCTCAAACGTCAAAGGGCTATCGGAGACAACATCTTGGTCATCAACTCGGCGAAAGATACCAGGTCGTGCGAGCAGGTGTTGAAAACACACGACGGGGTCACATTCAACTGCCTGAAAACCTGGGATCTCTTCGATGTTTTACACATGCCGGATTTCGACAATGCTGACGTAGTTGCCATAGACGAGGCACAGTTTTTTCCTCGGCTCCGAAAATTCGTCGAGTGTGCGCTCTACGTCAACAAGCGAATCATCGTTGCCGGGCTCGACGCGGATTCGTCGCAGAGGAAGTTTGGTGAGATCGTCGACTGCATACCGTTGGCTTGTGATGTTACGAAACTCTCAGCACTGTGCTCGCGCTGTAAGAACGGTACTCCCGGTCCGTTCACCAAACGCATCGTAGAAGACAAGACGGTGGAGTTGATCGGTGGTTCTGACAAGTACACGGCGGTTTGTCGACATCATCTTATTTCCTATGGACATCTAGTATGAGTACGACGCGTTTCCCTGGACCGGTCTTTACAACTTCGTGGTATCTACTGTGGTCAAACAAGTAGTCCTCTCCTTCTTCGTGGACATGTTGGCCTTTTTCGGTGTAGAGCACGCATCTTCCACCGCTGTGAATAGTTATATGATATCGTAAGAGTCGATTCGATTCAGCCCTGTGCGCGTCCAGGCGGAGAGGACCTTCGCTCACCGCGAAAGCGGCTACTGTCGTATCGACGCATGGGATCTGTGTTAGGAGACTGTTCAAGATGGGGAAATCCTGGACCCTGTAATAATAGTAATTGTAGTTCTTTTCAAACCACGGACTCAAATCGTGATAAAATTTCTTATCGAGCGTTGGGTGTACCTCGTCAAACTCCCTCTGAATCTTATTGAAATGCAGTCGTATGAGCGCCAGGCCGGGGTAGTTTGAGACCTTGCATTCGCTGAGCATGTACACGAGGTCCCTGAAAGTGTTACGGATGCCAGCCAGAGGTCGACGTGGGTTTTGAAAATACAGAGTGTCGATTGGCAATTTCAAAAAGTCCCAGAGAACCATCAGGACCGGCACTGTCAGGGTGGTCCTCCACATTCAACTTTATTTTCTGTACATATATTAAACGATGCCAGGATACACGGAGCCCTTAGAGCCCGAACCTACTGAAGAGAAGAAGGAAGTCAAGAGCCGCTTCATGATGCCCACCAAGTTGACGATTGTGCAGATGGTGCTCCTCGTGATTCTCGTGATTCACGCGTGGACCTCTCGCAAGGTCAAGGGCGTGGTTGTTAGCACCATCGCGCTCGCCATAGCTCTTCTCCACATGTACGACCACATGTACCGACTTCAAAGGGGTGATGAGCACCTCTTCTTCCTCCCCAAGAAGGAGGCGTACGGTTGCAAGAGTTGCATGTAAATTTTCATGACGTACTATAAGATGCGCGTTCGAATTGTTCGAAGCCCTAACAAAATAAAAAAGTTCAGGGCAAAGTTAGAAGACGGCACGGTTGTTGACTTTGGTGCAAGTGGCTACAGTAACTACACCAAACACAAGAATCCTTCTCGTATGCGCGCGTACGTGCGTCGACACGGTGGATACATACCCACCTCGCTTTCGGTTGAAACAAACCCTGTAAAAATTCAATCTCGCATGCTGAAAATAAATCGCAGCGACAAGGAAAACTGGGGATTAAATGGCATCGGAACCCCTGGATTTTGGGCCCGATGGTACCTCTGGAGTTACCCGTCTTTCGCACAGGTGGACAAGTTTATGAAAAGAAAATTCGGAATTACGATTTTGCGGTGATGATATCGTCCACCAACTCTCCGGGGTCCCGCTCCAGCATATCGCGAAGAAGTTCACAGGAATCTTTCATCTCGGTGATAGCGACATCCGGATTATCAAACGGTAGACACTTTTTCCGCGCTTCATCCTGACTTTGCCACGTGCACGTATTTTTCACCTGCTCTTCTGTCAGTTTCAGGTTATTGTAGTTTGCTTTCATCTCTTCGCTGGGTTCCATGAGTTCTTTGATGTATGTTTTCCACTCCTTGAACCCACCGAAAGTTAATATGCTCTCGTTCCCAGGTCGCTTGTAATACGCCATCTCGGATTCAAGTTTGGTTCTCGCGTTTTCGTCGGTCAATTCGTCGTACAGCTCGCATAGCTCAGGTGCATTCTCACTGAGCTCGGCAAAGGTTTGTGTCATGGACTTTTTAGTCGTGAAGTCGCCCGGCAGTTTATCTTGCGTTGGGAGTTTGGCGCCGACGAGTCTCAATTCGTTGGACAGGTCTACGAAGCGTCTAAACTTCGGAGTCATCGAAATTCTATCGAAATGAGGAGACGTTCCTGGTATTTGACCGGCGAAAAATGCCCCAACTCCGGAACTTGATAGGCACGAGGAACACAACATCAGCAGGAGTACACTCGCCATCTTGATACTTGGGCATATTTTTTTTTATTCTCATATAATAATAAAGACATGGATCCGCTATCTATTTTAGCTCTACCCATGACCATGCTGAATGCAGTTTCTGGACTGAGTGCAGGCATACCGGTTCTTGGTGATATTACTCCTAAAACCGATGGACCCCTGAGTGACAAGGAGTTTGGTTCGTACATCGCGAGTGTGATTTGTCTAACGATTATGATGTACATGATAGTTAGAATGCCTTTCAAGACACCCCCCATAATGATGGCGTGCTGCTGCTTCCTCTCCTCCTGCAGCAGCTCCACTAGCAGGGTCGTGGACGAATCGAAGCGCCGTATTTCGTCTACATGAAGTTATCTACACGGTACATATTCACATTGAAAGGTTTTCCCGCGACGTCGACTGATTCAGAACCGTACAACTCCCGGCAGCCGACGTCGTCCATGCAATCCCTGTTTTGACTGTCCTTTATGGGGATCGAATACAGATTGTCACCCCCAGTGGTCGTGTAAAAGTTGTAGCGATCTCTCCTACCCCTCACTTCCTTACCGTAGAGGGGTAAAGTTTCACCCGCTTCATTGGTTAGCAACCCCATTTGATGAAAATGACCAGGTTTCCAGCTTCGTACGGGTGGCTGTCGGAACTCAGGCTCCATTCGAGGAGGTGGGTGCTGCACGAGACGCGGGCGGCGCGAGACGACGAAAACTTTCTCGGTGCGATTCGCGAAGTACACAACAGCCATGGTTAAAACGACGATGACAGCGATTAATAACTGAAACTTAGTCTGTTTCTTCATTACACTTTAATGAGATTTTTTCTAAGCTTCCTGAGTGTATCCCATAGCAACACGAGTATCGCGGTCGCCAGCAAATACGGTATCACGTGTGTGATGGATTGCACACCAACCTCCATTATTGAAAATAATGTTTCGAAGGTTGTGGCGCCGCGCTCTACCGCTCCTCCCACACTCCCGACTAATACAAACGGACATCTAATTACCTTATAAAACGCGCCTCGTACCGCCTGCCTCGTTCGTATGTAATTCATTACATTATTGTGAATTGCGGCAACCTTTTCGAGTTTTTCTTTGTGTACGTAATAGACTTGCAAGATTTTAAGTTTATGGTTAAGCAGCTCCTCATAAATACGTACCGAGTTCAGTGCTATTAAAATCATCGCGAAAAACACTTTCACGGCGAACATATCATATTTTGGAATCTTAGCTCTAAGCGGTTCATTTTGAGACGCGCACGGCACGGCATATTGCACCTCCCTCACCTCCCAAAAAAATTGGACACGTGGCAAGCCGAGAATGAACCTCTCCGTTAGCGAGCTGAATCAAGCCATGGAGCTTCGTGCGAAACTCACGACAGCGAACCAAGATCACGATCAGACCCTGCAAAAGATCCAAACTGGAGATCTCAGCCCGGAGGAGCTCAAAAAAAACAGGATCGAGACCGTCAAAAACACACCAGCCACGGTCATCCTCGGTGCTCTGGACATGGCATTCGAGAGGCTCTCAAAGCATGAACAGCTCGAGCGCAAGATAGAAACCCTGGAGAAGGAACTCAAGGTGTGTTGCTGTCTCACGGTTTTGTATTTTTTTGTGACTCTTTGCCTGTACAGGCTGTCAAAAAGGCAAATGCGAACGATTTCTTTCGCCGTGGCGCCTTCGAGCACGCCCTTCGAACCCAGGCATACGCGGCGCCTCCGACCGGCGCTGTATTGCATAAGGTGCTGAGTCAGCATCTCGATGCGTGTATTGTGCTGTCCGAAGGAGTGGACGCACTTCGACCCTCGCAGAAGAAGCTCCTGTTCGAGGCTTGCATCAACCCTACCTTTAACGCTAAATCGGACCCCGATGGCGACCACACTATGTGCGTAGTGCTCGTGCCAGGGGTACCTATCTGCTGGTTGAAGCTCGACTTTTATGAGTCAGAGACAGACGAGTACTACCCACGGGATGTCCTCGAGTCGTGTGTGCGGTCTTTTACCCTCATGTTTCCTAGCGAATACTAGTCCAGTCTTTAAATGCAATTGGAGATTCTTCGCACCACTCATAAACCGGATCGCCCACAAAGTTCAACGCGCGAACACCGGCGTCAATGCATTTATCGCAGGTGGATTTCTGGTCATCGATGATGAGACCGATATTTAAGCACCGACAGATGTCCACCTTTGAAGTTTCAAAGGGTGTGTAACTGTTCGTTAAGATGACGTCGTCAAACACGCCCGGAAAATAACTCTCGATCCACGTCTCGGTCTCGTCCCGTACAACATCCTGACGTCCGGTGACTATGTACATCTTACTCGCTTTCCTGCGGAGTCTGTACATGGCCTCCTGCGAACCTTTAATTGGCGTAAGATTTAGGAACGCCTCGCTTTTATAAAACTCACGAACCATAGTTCGAGAACTCTCCTCGTCTATGTCGAAAATCTGCCTGTACACGTAGTTGAATTTCGGTTTGCGTATCACTTTGTGGTGATGCTTGGCCATGGGATATAGGAATTGCACCAGGCATTCGTCAACGTCAATCGCGATGCGATTCATATCATGAAAAAAACTCTCGCTTTTAAGTAGATGTCTATCCCGGTGGTAAACTACGCTAGGCTTGAGAGACTCAAACCACAGGAAAATAAAAGTATCACATGGAATTTAAACACTTTTCTGGTACTATTGATATGTATTTCAGTCCTCTGTCTCTATAAGCGAGCATCCAACATCCGCGATAGGAGACGACGGTATAGCAGTCTTGATGGGTACATTCAGGAAGTTCATTCGACCTGATCAACTATCTTGTAGCGAATGCAGTCCTTGGGGCTGAGGTAAATGTCTTTTCGCATCAGTTTCTTGAACTTTTTTTCAGGGATTTGCGTTTTCGCCATGTACATCTTTTTTATCATGGCCATGAACTTGTCTGTGCTTTTCAGCTCATGCTTCAAATCTTCGTAGTTGCCCCACATTTCCGTGCTTATTTGGTGTATCAGTATGAAGGCGTTTCTACCCATGCGTCTCTCCGCGCCCCCGAGCAACATGAAAGTTGCGGCCGAGCAGCAGCTGCCCTGTGCGACGGTGATAACTTTCACCCGACTCGCCTCGAGGACGTTCATTAAATTCATCCCGGAAAATATACATCCACCGTCCGAGTGGATGTGCACTCGGATCACGGGTTCGTATCCGACCAGTTCAGCCTTTTTTTTAAGGAGTTCGATCTCCAACTTTTTAAATTTTTCGACGAAATCCAGTGCATTCTCTCTGTCGACATCTCCGTAGAATAGTATTTCGTTGCCGCTAATCTTAACTACGCTTTCGGTCTCTTCGGAGTCATCGTCTTTCGTAGACATTCTTGAGTTGCTTTTTTATTCTACTCACCTCTCTTGGTTTTAAGTTACTTCCGACACACAAATGGTTGATCACATCGAAATCCTGTGGATTTATTTTGTAGTTAAAGAGGGGGTCCAAGTTTCCTTTTTCGGCGTAGGTTTTCAGTAAGCATAGCTCTTCCACGCCCAAATTTACTCTGGACTTTTTCCGGATGGCGTCATACTTAGATTTTCGCATCTTGTAGTTACCAAGTTTCGTCCAGCAGCTCCCGGGCCTGATTTTATCGCGCTCGAGTGGCTGCCCGAGGGAGGATTTAGGAATCGTGAGCGCGTGTAAAACAAAGTACGGCATCAAAAACCAACTGCCGTGTTTATAGATGTGAGTATCAAAGAAGTCTGCGTCGGAGAATGACGTCGCGGTTCGACTCAAATCGACGTCCCTCGAGTTCGGGTAATTCTCCTGAAAAACGTCCCAGCAATGACCGTGTTCTGATATACTATCGTGTATCTGTAACGGACCGGTATCACACAAGATGTCCGTTATGAACTCTTTTGGACTTTGAAAATCATCCATGTGGTCGTATCCGTCGATGTAGTTAAAAAAACTTCTGATGTTGCCTTTGCAGCTCCGCGCAGCCACTTCCGCTTCTGGGGTCACCTTGTCCACGAGTTTCAGTAACACCTCCGGTGGGTGTCTGGGAATGAAGACCGTCTCGAAGTTAGGATACATGCACATGTTGGACGTTGTGACGAGCAGGACACCTCTCGACAGGCGATTACCGTCGCTGACGCTCTCCACCGTTGCTTTGAATGCTGGGTCGTAATCTTCGATGAAGACGTGCTTTGTGCTGGGTCGAATAAACGGAAGGAATAAACTTTTCGATTTCAGGTGCTCCGCCAGGAGCTCGACAGAGTTGAGTCCGCGGAGCGCTTCCCTCAAGATGAACGATTTACCGACCCCTATCGCACCGCATATGAATACGTTTTTTCCTCTCTCAATATGACTTCGGATCAGAGCTATTTTATTTTCATGAATCGTGTTAACCTTTTCATGTTTTTTTTCGGGTATAATTTTAATGAACGAATCCATCGATGAAGTTATTAATGAAGGCGTAGATTTGGTTCTGGCGAACCCTCGTCTGCAAAAACGTATCGTCGAACCCTTAACTAAGAAAGTTGTTCTACCATACGTGATTTGTACAGCGACGTTCAACCTCATTGTGTTGATCCTCCTGTTCTACCTTGTTCTAAGTCTTCGTCGTCTTCCGAAGTGATCTCCTCCTCTTCTTCGTCGCTGACTTCAATCTCAACTTCGATCTCCTCCTCGTCGGGTTCGCCGTCCTTCTTCAGCACTTTTTCTAACGGAGTGTTCCGGACCAGAGTTTTCAGAAGCGGTATGGCGCGCACGCGAAGGATCTCGGGTTTAGTGAAGTTGGAATCACGGGGGTATTCCCTTTCGAAATTGAGGAGTATGTGCTTGGGAATAGGAGGTGACTGTTCAAGTAGACTGTCGTACGTGGTTTTGCACTCTTCCACGAACTTGAGACCTTCCTTTTTCCTTTCCTCTCTGGGGAGGGCAAGTTGGAGCCTGATGTTCCTCGACAGGTTCCCATGCCCGAGGGCGGCGGTTCGGTGGTTCTCCATTAACTCGTTGATCTTGAGAAATTGCATGATCGTCGCTATCAAACCCGCGATCAAGTTTAACCCACCGATGATCGAAGGAGCCGCCGGCTGAATCGACGTCGGTAAGGTGCTCTGGGCGAAGTTCGCAGTACCCGTGATCGTGCTCAGGACGATGACCGGCAAGTTGAATCGAAGTGACAATTTTTTGAACATGAGAAACGCCCGGTGATGCATGTACCGGTAGCAGGCGCTTTGTTCCCCCCAACTTTTGAGTATGCTCTCGTGGTAATCGTTCCACGCGGCCGCCATATCGACCGTTAAATTTTCTGTGCTCATCTTAGTAGTTATGAACATTATTTTCGTTATTCATGTCGTCTTTCTAGTGTGGATCTTGGTGACACCGTTCCTGAACGATCGTCGACAGTTGGAATTTTATGGCATGATAATACCGTTCATTTTTTACCACTGGTCGGTCAACGACGACACGTGCGCGATGACGCAGTTGGAAATGATGCTCACAAACCAAGAGAAGGATAAAACGTTCATGCACCGCGTGGTCAGTCCAATATACAAGATGGAAGAAAACGATGTAAATAAACTTACAAAAACAGTATTTTTCACGCTATGGGGATTTACTCAGTTCAGGCTCGGGCATTTTGATTTGTTTACGCAGGACTTGAAGCGCCTGTTGGCGTCCCTGGGCAAGAGTCGGTAAACTCAATCTGCTTCTGCAGGTCTTTCCGGTGGAGCATAGAGCAGTAGATGAGCAGGGATGAGAAGAAATGACCGCCGTCGAAAAAGTTCTTGTCCCGACGCACTGCCAGCCAGGTCTTAATGACGGAGGAGGGTTCAAGGACGTTGATGCCCCGATCAAACAGGGGGCGTTTCCCCTGCCACTTGTCGGGAAAGTGATAGATCACATAGCCTGTCTCTATGTCGTAACTGACTTTTTCACGGACAATTCCTCCGGCGTCCGTAAGTCTTTTGACCAGAAGCGTTCTCATCCTCTCAATAATAAGCATTCTCCTTATCTGCAATTTGATTCGTCCGATGAAATCTTCCCGCGCTTTTTCTTGGTTGAGATTAAACCATTCGAGATACTGCTTGTATGTCAGACCTTTTTCTGCAGCGACCGGTTTGTGTTTGGCAGTCACCCTGGTGAGATTTGAAGTGCGATTCAAATCTCGCCAGAGCCTTTCTATTCGTTTGTGTGTGTAAACGATATCGGTCTCCTTGGAGCGTATCTCGCGCTCCCAGGTCTTCGTTTGCATGTACCACTCCTGTGTCTTGATTAGGCGCGGACAGTGCGGCTGTAATGCGTTCGACAGCACGCCGACGTTGCTCACGTTGATGTTTGTGTCGACGAGCGGACCGTCGTGGATGCTGAAGCACGGCCACTGCACCGTGACAGAGGGCGCCTCGCACGCGACGATCCGCTTGAGGTCGTCCGCGATAGAGATGAACAAATGTTCGGGGATGTCGTTATTCTGAGCGGCATCGCCCAGCTTGTCGAGCACATCCCTGCAGATGTTCTCCTTGTTGTCCGTTTCCATGTGCGCGTGTGCGTGCTGGCGTGTGGATCGCGCGACGACGTTTGAGCGGGAAAAAAGTCTTTGCACCCCTTATTTGAAAAAAAATATCTCGCTGGTCACTCACTATTTCACGCACGCGGCCCGATCTCGTTCTCATGACCACCTCCTCAACCCGCGAGTGCTCGCTTTGCTCGGGCGTCATCGACGTCGGCGGCGGCCATAACGCGGCCCCGCTCGCTCACGAGCCATGCTGTGACTCGTGTAACACCAAGGTGATCGAGGCCAGGATCAGCGCTGTCGTCTACGGCCTCAAGCAGCCGGGGCCTCGCTTAAACCGACAGATTGGCGAATTGAAGGTGCCGAAATTCTGCCGCTAGAAATATGTGTGGTACATGTAAAAAATGTTCGCTCTCCTCTGCCGCCCAATCGTCGTTCCGACTCAGGCTGCTCCAGTATTGAGAGCCAGTGACTGCCGGATCGCTTACGTTCGCCCGACCAACGAGGAGGGAAAGCTGGAAACAGAGATTCTGGAGGCCCCACCCATTACGATAGGGCCGGACCAGCAGAGCGAAAAATTTTAATCTCAACATCTTGTAATGAAAGCACTAGTCAATATATTGCTGATGCTTTTCGTATCTTTGCTTTTGACCCTCTCCGTGCTGGGAGGGGCGGGGGCGGGTTTTTACGCGGCGGGGTCCAAGGACCAAACCGAAAGGTTACAGCGCGAAGCGGACGAGCAGTGGCTGAAACAAGTTGAAGACGAGATTTACGAGGAGTTCGACAATTACGAGGATCCCCGGACAAAAAGCTTCAAGACGAGGTTCGAGGAATCGGAGGGGTTCGGACAACTTCCGTACTTTCCATCCGGTGCCTATTTTAGGCGAAGACCGGAGGAATCAGCCAGATTATGGCCGGATCGAACAGATACGTTGCCTAACACCGGTAGAAGCAGCATTTCCATAATTGGGGAACCCCCGCGTGTGTGGGACAATATCTCAGATACCGAGGTGCAATGGGCGAAGTTTGGAAAGGATGCTTGGACCAGTCTCTTCGAAAAAGACAACTTGACCGTCGACTGTGGTAACGATGCGATCAACTCCTTTCAGATTCGTTCCGATAAGTTCAGTTTAGCACGTGAAGTTTCGAAGGAAAAAAGAGACGCTGTGACTGGCACTTCAGCGCTTTACAAAAAACAGTTCCGCAGTTACCATGACAACTACAAACAGAGGTTCAAGTGTCTCACTGGCTCACCCGGCTGGACCTGGACAAGAGAGCCAGACACGGAGATAACAGAAGAGGAGTTCAATGAGTTATCACCCCTGAAAAAGGTAGAAAAGGATGGAAAATTTTTCAGAATCAACCGCATGTGTTCCGATGAGCCGAACTGTAGGAAACAGATTGGTGGCAACTTCAATTCAAACATAAGTTACGACGCCACGGATGAACGGATGGCTACTAAACCAGATAAAAACTTCAATAAAATCATGGACTGCGACTTTTCTACAGTGGGAGCAGGGCTAGGATTTGAAGGTACGAAAGAGATTGAAATTACAAAACAGCAATTCGATAGGCTACCACCCCCGATGAAGACAGAACGAGACGGTAAATACTTCCAAATCAGCAGCGAAGCGGCCGGGAAGAACTACCCCCTGTCAAAAATCACACCGATATGGGACGATGCATTGAAAGGAAAATTCATCCCTGTCCAGGGCAGTCAAACAAACGATTACAGCCCGGAACCCAGGAACATGAACTTTTCATATAAGTGTTTGAAGAGACCGGTTTTTGGTCCATGCAAACCGGTGAAATACACACGCTGGACACCGTTTCTCGCCTCGACCGGTCAGGGCATCAGAGAACTTCGTCATTCTCTAGGCCCGCTTGGTACGTTCAACAAGACCTCCCTTGAAAGAATTGATCCTAGTGAAAAGTTGAAAAACTATCTTCCGTACAAAGGAGAACAAAAAATAGACCCCATCGAGGGACTTGGAAAAGTACGGTGTCATCCAACCGAGGTGCTCACGCGCGTGGACTTTGAAGTTAGCGAAGGCATGGACGCACCTAAAGACTGGATTCGATTCGCGTACACGTGCTGCAAGATGTAACTACATAAGAAGTCGCTGTAGTTTTTCGCTGTGCTTTGTTTTCATGAAGACAACCTCGTCACACTCACCACCCTTCATGGTGAGCGATGGTTCTCCGCACGTGGTACCTTCACGCTTGTACCTGTTACAGCATCTGAGGACCCTCTCCGAAATGTCCATATTCTGTGAGTACCCGATAAAAGTTCTGTCGACACCTTCCCGATCGGAGGCGTCCACAGTGGCTTTGAAGCTGTACGGTCCGTAGTCCCATTCGTTAGTTGCGTCGACCGGTGGGGGCGGGTGGTCAAGAAGCGACGAGTAAAGTTGCCGACGTCGGCGTTCGCGTGCACGAAAGGGTACTGACAAAAACTTGATCAAAGATGCCATTTGATCAAGTTTTCGTGTAAAACCTCTAAATATGTTTCTCCTCCGGCCGGGTTCGAACCGACGACCTACAGGTTAACAGCCTGTCGCTCTACCAACTGAGCTACAGAGGATTGAGCTCCCAGCTGGATTCGAACCAGCGGTGATAGATTCAAAGTCTACCGTGTTGACCAACTACACCATAGGAGCGAGTTATTAATACCGGTCTTACTCTCTTTAAGCCACTTGATGCTCAGCAGTGAGACAGTAGCTTCCAGCCTGGCATAGATTAGAATCCGCCAGCCTGGCATATTTTGAAATATTGGTATAAAAGCGGATCGATTTCACTCTCTGTCACAACGCAACGCGCACGGCTCTCAAAAGCACGTGACACTCACTTGAACCCAAGCCACCAGAGCGCCTCTCACCTCCAAACGCTGAGAATGGCTGAATGGTCTGAAAAGCGAGCGGCGATTTTAGAGGCTTTCAAGGCTTCTAGTCCCGAACTCACTAACCTTGCGTCACTCAAGCTTCCACCCTACGCAAACGATATGGTTAAGCATCTCCTCACACGCATGGGTCTTACTCATTTTAGGCGAAGAGACTCCTTGTCACTTCCGGTCCTTTTGAGTATGATGTCACAGCTCCAAGACGATCAGGGGTATGTATGGGAAGACCTCACGGTGTTTTTTGTTGATGTCTGTCTCTCTCATGCAGTGCGAGCCGCCGAACGTGACGAGAGGGAGAACTTCGCAGTTTTTCAGCGCCTGATCCATGACCTGTTACCATTGATGGACTGTGCCGAAAATGATCACGATTGTAAGTTCAAGGCTGTCCCCTTCGAGACCGTCGCAGTCCTGTTAGCACTCGAATCTTGTAATTAAAATCTCGTTTTTAAATAGTAAATGTCGTCACTCTTCATACTTCTCTTAGCCGTGGCGGTGTGGATTCTGGTTGGTTCCTCGCCGTTCCAGTACAGGTGTTTTCTTATAACCCTCGAAAAGGAAGAGTTGAGACGCAAACGATTCTTTGAGAATCATGATCCGAAAGTACCCATTGAAGTTATCTACGGCCCTGACACGAGGGACGTGGAAACGGCTCGAGTTTTTGAAGATGAAGTTGTACCAGCCTATTTCAAGAAGGCGGTTGAGATGCATTACAACCCAGACATCCTCCGCCCAAATATCACATTTTTCAACTTAGGGGCAATCGGTTGTTACTTCGCGCACCTACGATTCTATTCGAGAGCAATGCAGTTGGGACTTAAGTACGCTGTGGTCTTTGAGGACAACGTTATCGTCAAATCGAAGGAGTTGTACGCGCACATCCAAGACGTGATCGATCGGAAAAAAGACGATTTTGAGCTTTGTTTCTTCCATTGTCTGTCGCGACTACCCTTCGACGCCCACGAGGAGAGTGACGATGACATAGAGAGAGTGCGGTGGATATCTTCCACAAAGTGTTATCTCGTGCACGTCCCGAATATGAAAAAATACATGCACAACTTTCTTCCTATGGATAATCACATCGACCTAAAGACCGAAGATGTAATTGCGAAAGGTGCAAGGGTATTCTACAAGGATCTGCGAGACTATATGTACATCGATCGCAGTCACAACTCCACGATAGGTCATAGGGATCACGGACAGGAACAGTTCATTAGCAGGCAAAATAAAAACGCCACGATCGACGACGTAAAGTGGGGTTATTAGTTTTTTTTATTTTAATATAATATGACAGGGACAAACAACCGAGTGCGGCATTGGGCGCAACGATTTTCTGAGGAGTTAAGCGCCAACCAAAAACGTCATGCAATGGCGAATTATAGCATCCCAATAGACAAACCTGGGTTTTCAAACGTCACAGTCGATGGTTTAAAGAAAATCTTCCGGCTCACTCACAAATTGGGAATTCGGGGGAATACAAACATGGCTCGATTTGCCGCCGATTTTGAAAAGTTCAGATGGTTCTGGAACCGCAGTGCGAACTACGACTTAAGAGGTTCACCCTTTAGCTCCCTCGATGACGGGTCTAGGCCTAACATAACCCTAAGGACGAACCCTCCGGATCCGAGACTCGCGAAGGTGAAGAGATTCCTCAGGAGACACGTTTCCCGGGAACCTACCGATAAGGATATTGACTGGGTCGTGTACACATTTTTTGGGTCCGATGGGTTTAACGAACAATACAACTTCGGGGGTGAGCTGTTTTACGGCATGCAGGATAGTTTTTATGATGCACGGGGTAGGAGGAAAGAAAGAAACTCTGGTGAAGAGTACGGACCTGGGTACGTACCTGGGTTAATACGGCGAAACCAAAGAAGAATTCGCTCTGGTGTAGGGTATAACAGGAGCACCTACCGTTACTACCATGGAGACGACAACTCTAACTCCAACTCCAACTCCAATTCAAACTCAGGGTCAAACTCCAACTCAGAGTCAAACAGTAACAGTCGTCATAGCAACTCCCGGGGGTACAAGGCAAATACAACGCGCGTCAAGAAGAACCAGAA